GTGCCACCGTTAACCAGCGGGTGCGAGGTCGAGCACAGAACTTGACCGTCGCCGTAGGTTACACCCGTGGCGAAAGCGTTGTTCAGGATTGCTGCAGCCTTGACCTGCTTGGTGTAAGCCATGGCGCGAGCCAGTGCTTTGGTGTAGCGGGCAGACAGGGAGTCGTACAGGTTGTCTTCGATGGCCTCTTCGGTCAGCGAGAAACCCATAGCGATGGTTTCGTGGGTGTAACGAGCGGTCCACGCTTCCTGTGCGTTGTCGTAGGCCATGGCGGCGCCTTCGTTTTTCACTGGGGCGGCGTTAAAGCCAGACAACTTGGTTTCTTCTTCAAAGGAACGGTCAGAGGTTTCGGTTTCGAAAATCTCTTTGTGCTCCTCACCGTACTTCTTGTACTCAAGACCGAACAGGGCGTTAAGGCCGGGCAGCAGTTCTTTGAGTAGTTGTGCGCGTGAAATTGCCATTGTTCAGTACTCCTTACAGGCCAGTCGGGTTGTTATAGTTGTGGCCACCCTTGACGACTTCGCCGGTATCAACGAATGGAGCGTTGATTTTGACGATGACTTCTGGGTAGTACGTTGTACCGCTGTACACAAACGCAGTGTCAGGGACAACGTCCACAATGCGCAACGGCAGCGATTTGGTAACTGCGAAGCTGGCCAATGAGATGGCATCCAGCGAGTTACCAGTAGTGGTGCTACCGTCGTTATCCACGATGGCGGCATTCAGACCAATCGAGGTGTATTGCGCACCGGAAGTGGTCGAAGGGGCCGTGCCCGTGGAGGCTACGACTACCGCCTTGAACAGCTGGTCCGGATCATCAGCTACGAAGGCAGTGATGAAGCCCGAAGTCACGGTCAAACCAGCAGGGCAGTACTGAGCCTGCACCGGTTGGTTGGTGGCGGTGTTGATGTAAGAGCAGCCAAGGAACACGCCGATAAAACCAGTCACCGGGGCGGTGGTGGTCGAATTGGCGCGAACGATGGTGCCGTCGGACAGACGAGTTACAAGGTCACCGTAGTAAATTGCGTCGGTTACGCCAGAGGCGATACGCATTTGACGGGTGGCGCCTGCAAACACCTGACCACCGATCAAGTTGATCGGCTGCAGCCCGTAAGAGGCTGATACTGTAGGGTAAGCCATTTGAAACTCCTGAGTTTAGTTGCCTTTGCCGAAAGTGACCTTCGACTTACGCTCGTTGAAGAGCGGCATCCTCGGGTCATTCTCGCGCATGAGATTGTTGTCTACCGACCGAATTTGCGAGTCTGCCTGCTGGTTGTAGTAGGCATTGCGCTCTTCGACCATTTCTACCGGGGCTTTGCAAAGCATGAGTCCGCCCATCACGATATTGTCCTTGAAGCGATCATTTTCAGAATGCGTCAGGAAAATCTCGGGGTGATCCACAGCTTTTACAGGCTCCCAGCCTTCACGTATTTTGGAGGAGACGTTGGTAGGATCGGACTGACCCTGCATTGACACACGAACCCAGTGGAACGCATACCCATCTTGAGGCTTGGGCGACGGAAGCAATTCCGGCTTAACCCAAGATTTTTTACGCGTTGTCTTTTCGCGGGTGTTCAACTCTCGATCAAGTCTGTTCTCAGCCATTTCGTTTCATCTCCAGTTCTGCAACCTGTGCGGCGTATTGTTCCAAAGTAAGCCCTAGCCGTTTGGCTATCGCTTGTGCTGATGGCGAAAGGGTGACCTTTTTAGGGGCCGTGCTCCGCGTTGCGGGTGCCACCACGCTACTTGCTTTCCTCTGTTGAGGTGTCCTACTCGGAACTTCTTCCCCTTGGAAAGCGTCGGGGAACACCTGTCGCATACGTGCGTCAATGCGCTCGTAGTATTCATCGGAGCGGGGGTCAACGCCCTCCCGCCTTAACTTCGTATCCAGCCCCAGAGCGAATGCCGTCATTTCCGGTTGTTCGTCATCTCCAAACCAAGAATTCTTCTTGGCCCAGTTCTGTGCTCGCTCGTCCTGTTGGACGGTTGGCGGCGCCGGCTGGGGGTTTGGGGGGAGTTTTACTTCATTCTCTCTGGCTTGTAAAGGGGGTACTTTGATGTTTTGTACCCGGTCCATACGGATTTTAGCGGTAGTGAGTGCTTCCTGTGCAGCCAAAAGAAGCTCCGAATCACCTGCTTCGTAGGCTTCTTTGTACTTGCGCTTGGCGTCAGCTACCTCGCTCTCCACCGCCCTTTTGGCCTGCTCAACCAGCGCGGTCTGGCTCTTGTTGACGGAGCCTTTCAGCTGGGAGTTCTCGTCCATCACGGCTTTGACGTAGCGTTCAAGCTCTTCACGCTCACGAAGCGCTTGTTCTTTAGCCCTACGCTCGTCGTGGTAACCTTTGCTGAAGTGCTGGATGCGCTTCTTGACCTTCTCGGAATACTGCCCAAGTTCGTCGTCGGTTACCTCTTCCGGTGGTTCGGATGGCTTGCGGTTTCGATCCGCTTTCGGGGTCGGGTCTACGATCTCGATCTCAAGATCGTCCGCCTTGATGACCTCTACAACGTCTTTCTTCTTCGTCGGTTTCGGGTCTAGCTGGGTTTCCCCTACTGCACCTTCTACCTCGATACTCAAGGATTCTTTGTCGGACTTCTTGTCCGGGTCCGGAAATTCATACTCTACAGGTTTAAATGCCATGGTTTATTTCCTCACGCACGGGAGATTGCTTTGGGATTGGGGACGACCGCTTCGACTGAGTCATCGTTCATCAGTCGGTATTCTTGGTCGCCAATCTTGAATCGCGTTCCGGTATTTGCTCTGAACATCACGTAGTCGCCCGGTTTGCACCAAGGCCCGTTCGGGAACCGGTCAGGGTCCGAATACGCTTGCTCGCCCACGTCCAACACAAGCCCAATGGTGGACAGGATGTACTCCTCCTTCACCGTTTTGGTGGCTTTGACGATCCCGCTGTCCCCAAAAGTCTCTTCCACGTTGGGAAGGGCAATCAGCAGACGATAGCCCACAGGCTTTGGTATCGACGCTTCCAACTCTGCTTGTGCTTGTTCTTCTCGCTCGATCTTGGCTCTACGTTGTAGCTCCAATTCAGTCGTCATCGTTCTGTTCCTTGTATACACGCAAAAGGTCAGATAGTTCACGCCGTGCGATAGCTAGACCCCGGATCACTCCGCACGTATCCCTGTACTCTGGGAAATCTTTAGCCCCTCCAGCACTCAGGTGTTCTTCAAAGTTGCGCTGCTGGGCAGCGATTTTTTCCTCGAGCACGTCAAAGACGGTTTTTGCCATGGACTATCGTCTCCCCGGCGGTTTGGGTGGCTGCTGCGGCTTATTCATACTGAGCATGGTTTTGGCCGCGGCTATGTCGGTCTTGCGTTTGTGCTGGCGCTGCGCGGCGTCGAGTTTTTCTCCCTCGGCAACGGCGTTGATTTGGACCTTGGTTTTCTCGAGCTTGAGCTTCTCGGCAGCGAGGGCAGCGTCGGTCTGGTCTTTCTTGGCCTTGCGCTGAACCTCCTGCGCCTTGATCTGCACTTCCTGCTGCTGGAGCTGGAAGGCTGGGTCTTGGGCTTGCTGCTGCGCTTGCTGCTGCGCGGCCTGCTGTTGATGGGCTTGAGTGACCTGACGCCCGGCGTCGGCCAGCAGACGAGACAGCTGAATCTCCATCTCCTCCGGCATTTCTTGGTCGGGCGCGGGCAGCGGCACACCCAGCTTGTCTTCCATCTGCTTGCGGTAAGCAAACGCCAAGTGTTCGGCCATGTGCGCTTGTAGCGCCCCCATGATCTGCTGCGCCATCGGGTTTTGCCCAATAGCGGCCCTAATCATCGGGTCCTGCATAAACGCCTGATGGGTCGCCATGTGGGCATCGTGATCTTGGTAAATGAACGCCTTCATCGGCTTGCCGACCAGCGCCGCCATGTTCTCGCTCACTGGGTCGGCTGGCTTGCTGTTTTCCGCCATCGGGACCAGCTTGTCGGCGTTTTTGATGCCCATCACCTCGATCATCTGACGGTGCAACAGCGGCAGGTCGTATATCTGGGGAGCCCCTTGGGCCATCTGCAACACGGCTTGATACTGCACTACCCTCTGCGCCATGGTGCTGCTATTGGGGTCGCTGACCGGAATGACCTCGACCATCGCGTAGTCATCCTGCCGCGCACGGGGTTCACCACGGTCTGGCACGTAGGTGTACTCGGTCGGGGCGTACTCAGCGATGATCTTGCGCAGCAGTTTGAACTCCTGCTTCATCGCGTAGTGCACCCGCGCCTGTACCGCGGCCATCGGTTTCAGTGTGCGTTCGAGGAGAGCAAGAGTGGTCCCCACTGGCGCATTAGCGCTCATATCACTGATGTTCATGTCAGAGATGGCGCCTAAACGTCGTCCCTCTTCAGTGATCTGGTTCAGCAACGCCAGCAGGGTCTGGCTTGGTTCCTTGTAAGGTAGAGGGAGGATGTTGTCGCGGATGGAGCCGCTTGGTACATCCACATCCCTGAATTCGCCCGGGGCGATGGGGGTGTCGTCGCCCTTCACACGCAGGCCGCGTGATTTGAGCCCCCCGGGCAAGTTACTCAGCGTACCAGCATCAACAAGCTGGCGAATAATCGACGTACCGGCTTTGGCATAACCGCCAATAATGTGGATCAAACCGAGACCGTAGAACCCGAAGCCCGGCACGTACACGTAGTGCACGAAGTGTTGCCGTTTCAGCTCAAGGGGGTCATCAGGGTTCCAGTTGCGGCGGACGGCCAGCACAAGGCCGGTGCCCTTCTCGATGGTCACAACGTAAGGCTTGGCCAGCTCGTCCTCGTCGTCCACCCCGTCAATCACGAGGTTAGCGTGCACTTCATACAGCGAGAACCGGTTATCTTGGGTGATGGAGAAGCCACCTTCCTCGGCCTTCTTCTCTTCAATGTCCGTGTGGTATGGGGTCGGCTCACCCAGCTCAACATCCCGGTAGAAGCCCGCTGCCTGCAGCTTGGCCATCTCGTTCTCGGTCTTGCGCATGACGTGGGTGACACGCTCGGCGGTCTCGAGGTGGGAGGCGCCGTATGGCACGATGACATCTTCCGCCGGGAGGTAGATAGCCACTTGGCGACCCAGCGTCGGGTCGTAGTACACCTTCTTGAACGCAGACCCCGCCAGACCCAAGGCGTAGAGCATCCGCTCATGCTCGGGGCGGTACTCGGTCATCACATCGGTCAGCTCGTAGTTCATATCTGCCTTGACACGCTCGGCAGCTTCTTCCTTCTCTCGGGTGACTTCCCCAAGAATCTTGGTCTTCACTGGACCTGCAGCGGGGAATGTCTCGCTCATGGTCTCGGCTTGGAAGCGTATGGCGGCTTCGGCAAGGATGGTGGAGTAGACCCCGCAGGCGTCCTCCCACGGGTCGGTGCGCATCTCGTACTTGAAGCCCAACACCTCGAGCCCTTTGACGAAGGTATCCGCCCACTCTTTGCGACCCTGAATGTCGGCATCCACCTCGCCCATCAGGTCGGAGGAGAGCCCAACCAGCACGTCGTCGTCCAGATACTCGGCAAGGTTGGCATCAAACGGAGCCCCTTCGAGGCTGTTGGCATCCGGTCCCGGCGCCAGCGTGATCTCCACACTACCGTCATCGAGCATCACCCGCTCGGGGTTGACGATCTCAATTTCCAGCGCCGGCACGTCGGCACCAAGACTGTCCAAGCCCAACGGGGCGGCGTACATGCTCTTATCTATTGCCATGGTTGTTTACCTAGTAGTACCCGCCCTTACGGCGCCTGAACGCATTAACCTCTTCTCGCTCGTCCGACGGGAGGCGGAGGAAGCCGCCTTGTCTGAACCGCATGAGCGCCATCACTGTGGAGTCCACCAAGTCATCGTGGGACATGAACGGGAACCCCGCCACTTCCTCCACAACTTCTTCCGCCCAACGCGTCTGGGGTACCCACACCATACGCGACCGGATGATATCAGCAACAGAATTGAGGCGCGCCATCTTATCACCACTCCCTCGGTGGGGGGTGTACTCTTGCACCATAAGCCCGGCTCTCCGTAGTTCTTGGTACAGCGGGGTTCCGTTGCTCTTTTTCTCTACAATAAACGCATCCGGTTGCCACTGGGCGTACTCCCGGCTGGCCAAATCTTTCAGCTCAGGGAACTCTACCCGCCGCCGTATGGAGTTCAGCAGGATCAGGTTGAACGTATCCACCACCCCGACGGTGTTCCCCTCGGAGTCTTTCACGTTTCCCTCATACTTGAACACCCCCCAGACAGTTATTGCCGTGAAGTCCGCCCGGTTATTGGTCTCCGCCGCGGCGTCCAGAGACATGATGGTGTACTCACAAGTCGGGGGGTCTTCATGGGGCCAGAGGTTCCACCATTCCCGCTTCACTATCGCGGCCTCTTCGGCGGTGGGGTTCTGCTGATACTGCGCGTTCCACTGGAACAGTGGCATCGACGCCTTGGTGCGGTGGAGGGCGGTCAGATCGTAAAACTCAGGCCAGAGCGCTTTCTCGACAATTTTCGTCACCGCCCGCGTCGGGGACTCTGGGTCCTCCGGGTCTATGGGCTCCTGCACCGTCTTCTCAGTCTCGAAGATCGCCGGGAACTCCACTACCTCGTACTTATCCGCCAGCTCGTTGTGCCCCATATCGCGGGTCAGCCGCCCGGTGAGATCATCCATGTGCCATCGGGTCTGGATCACTGCCACTCGCCCGCCGGGCATCAGACGCGTACGGGCACCGTATGTGAACCACTCGTACGCCTTGTCAAAAACATCCAAATTGCCGTTGATG